TGCGGTATGCTCAAACATGGCTGCTTGTACGGTTTCGAAATCGGTAAGCTCCTTACGAATTAAGCCTAGTTCTGCAATAGCACTGTCGAGCCGTTCTCGTTGATCGTTACTCATTTCGTCCTCCCCGAGAATACCCAGGCGTTGGACAATCATTTGTTTCTCGTAAAGCTTGACGTATAACTGAGAATACTTTTGCTTCTCGTCATCATTAAGGGTGCCTCCCAAATCCAAATGCTGTTTGGCCAGCATTGACCTTGTTAATAGTCCCATCTTGATAAATTTATTAAGCCATATGCTATAAAACATATCCCCATCCTCAAGTTGGGATCGTGTGGGTTTCGTAAGAGCGATACGCACAGGGGTCACTTCGGTCTCTGTTCTCGTCTCAGGGACGAGCTGCTTCTCCTTTACCTTCTTAGTGACGGTTGTGGTATACTTCTCAAATTTATTGGTCTTCTTATTCTTTCGGCGCTTTTCAACTTCGACTTCCTTTTCGACCTCTACTTCTCTTTCAACTTGAACTTCTTTTTCTACTTCCCGTTCAAGTTCTATCGTAAAACTATATAGTTCTCTTTTAGCCATTTTTCCTTAAAACCTTTTCTATATATTAAAATTAATATTATATTTCTCCAGCTCTGCATTAAAGTGCCGTATAGAGCCGTTACCTAAATCCAAAATCTTTTTCCTTAAATATTCCATTTTTGCTTCGTCAAAGTAATTAGCACAATCAAGAGCGCCATTAGCTTCTGGAAGCTGTCGCTTTAACTTGTTAAATGAAATTTCATTTTCCTTTTCCAAATCCTCCAGTATAATAAGGAAGCTTTTGTATAAATTCACAAAATCCCTCTTAGCCTGAAACATTAATACATCCCGTGGATCCAATTCCATATATCATATTACACTTATAAAAAAGAGATTCCATTAAAAATAGTCTATAATAGAAAGGTTTCCGTGAACTATGTCTCCCTCCGACACAGATATCTCTCTATTTTCGACGTATCCCCTAACTGGATATTGGTCGCCAAATGTAGGCTTACATAAGCCGCTAATATTAAATGTTGCATCAGTAATTCTGTTCTTGCAAAGTGAGCCCGCAGATGTAGTTAAAGCCGCCCCCAAATCATCCCCCTCAACATCAATTGAAATCTGACCATCACGTCTTTGCACTAAAGCCGTAGCTACTTGACCAACATAACGAGAAGGTTCAAATGTTTGAGATAAATTATAAGAAAAAGAAAGAGGGTGATTATTTAGGCCAATACTAGCATCACTAAAAGAGCCGCTTGAATAAACTCCGTGCCCCACGGCGGTTAAAGATGCATTGCTTATCCCCGAGGCGATAGCTTTTGAGAGTTCACTGTTATAAAAAACGAAATCGGCCGAAGCCTTAACGACAGCATTAGGTTCAGCTGAAAATGAAAAATTAGTAAGGAGGCCGCTCGAAAACTGATAAGGACCAATGTCCGCATCAATATACTCTACAGTACCCGTAAGATTATCGAACCATGCTTTGAGCGGCGCATTAAGAGTCTCGCCTTCCACCGCAACCGACATCTCCCCATAAACGAACTCTACAGACAACGACCCTTCTACTGGGGCCTGTGATCGACCTGCATAGCCCCCTTCTCGGCCTAAACGTCTTATTTCTGTCATAGGCAAGCTGTCGCTAAGCTGAGCAGAATTCGCCAACACGAAGACATTTTCAAAGGTGCTTGCTACAGGCACTTGAGGCCGAAAGATAACGGGGCAGTTTTCAAATTGTATAGCCATGACTTATAAATATTCAGCTCCCACACATTCTTGCGCCGCATAACCGCATTGGCCGCCTGCAACCAAAGGAGGGACACCGCTTATGTGATCAATATAAGATTTATATTTTATCTCTACAGATAACATTTCTCCTATAGCACTATTTTCTTGAATGCCTAAAAATATAGGGCACGGAGCGTGGAACTCTCTCAGTTTCTCGCTTCCTCCGCAGCCACTTAAAACAATACAAATGTCGCCTTTAGGCTGGTCGCATAGGAGGTCGTGCATGTCTGCCGCCTCAAAGTCATCAATTTCCATATTAAAAGATAATTCAACCTCAATAGGGTAATCTATATTAAAGAGCCCAGGCTCCAAGCCTGAACCTAAAGTATAAATAGGTTTACGGGGAATAGTAATACGATAATCATAAGACTGTAGCCTATTGGTCTTTTCTCCTGAAACATTAAAGAAGCTAATATCTCCCTTGCCAGGAACCAGAAGGACCTCGTCGTTTGTCCCTTCGGGCGCTTTAGGCACCTCCGACCCCATGTCTCCATATACAGTAATACCAAAGTCTAAAGCAGGAACCTGGCCTACTGCGCACGAAGAAGAATAAGAATTTATATATCCATTAGTAAAGCCCAGCCTTAAAGACTCTCTCGCGACGGAAGGGTTGCCTCCTTTATAAGTCAGGTGTCCACTTAGAGGAGTATCAAACATTCCAGTTAAGGGGTCTCCCGTACCGACGATAAACCTCTTCACATTAAAGCTGCCTTCTAAATTTGAATTAATAGAATAATCTAAATAGCCAATTCCAGCCACCTTAATAGGCTCATACGGAATTTCAAAGCCGCCATCAAAAGACTGGACTCCTCTTAACTTGTATCCAGAAATATATACATTCTGGTCCTCGTAGATATTCCTATAAAGCGCCACGTTATATAATTACACCTTATATTATATAAATTGGTTGATTGTATTTATAAATAAAAAAGCCCCCAAAATTGGGGGCTTTTAAATATATGCTTAGAATACTAAGCTTACGATGCGTCTGCGCGTCCAGAAACGAATAGTCCGTTACTTGTGTCAGTCGCTCCTCCATATTGAGCCTGGAAGGATAGATCAACGGTCTTCGTGTCTCCAATGGTCGCTGCCATGTTCTGAGACGTGAGCTGAGCATTCCTTAATCTATAACAGATAGTCAGAGGATTCTCCACTGTGTCGGATGATGTTGAAGTACAAGGAACCCGCATGTTAACGTCAATTATTCTCTTCTGATCATCACAAATGAGATCTACTAAACTACCTGTTTCCGTGTCAGCCAAGTAAGCGCTAACATTTAGGGTTATGTCTAGTGGGAAATCAATTGCTCTGTAATAAGGGAATGTAGAACCCAGTCGAGTCAATGCGGTCCGCGTTAACGGCGCATCAATGCTGAAGTTCTGAATATGCATAGGTTCTGCTTGGCCGCGGCGTTCAACTACTGCGTCAGGATCTTCATTGGCGTTGGTTGGTATAACTGCACCCCCAACAGAAAGTTGACCTGCTGCGCCTGCTGTGCCTGCTGTGCTGGAATCGAAGTTCAACGTAATATCTCCAGGGCGAATCGCAAATACAGGAGCATTTCCCGTAGTTGGTGACGGAAGAGCTGCTGTTCCATCCTCCAGGGCTCCTGCCCCTTTCTTGACACTAGGAATTGCTGCAATGGTCACCCATGAGTCAGCAGTTGCACCCCTTGTACCTGAAATATAAGACACATTAAAGGCTTCAGCGCTTACGCTGGCAGACGGAAAGTCTCCGACGGCGCCATTTACGCTATAGTTTGAGACTACTGCATTACCGAAACCTACGACTGCAAAGCCATTATAAGTTTTGTCGTTAGAAGAAGTGTTCCCTTCTGCATCCTCAGATTCAGGAACTGTTACAACATAATAGTTCTTTTCTCCTGGGCTTACTGACCCATCCTCAATGAGGCCACTAATTAATGCAGGGGCTGTGCCAGCATCCCACTTGACGGTCTTGGTCGTAGTGTTAGATATGCTCATGCCCATAGCCTCTTCATTTCCGCCATTCGTTACTAAATAGGAAAAATCTAAGGTTACTGTTGGGGGCTCGATCATCACCTTGTCGAGGGGAGCGAGACGCCCAAATTCGAAAACATCGGTCCGCGTAGCGGCCATGTCGTGACTAATATCCTGAACTCTAATAAGTTGACTGTGATCGCCATTGGAGATCCCACCTGTAGTCGGCCCCACGAACAAAGCTTCGGATTGATAAATTACTCTATTTCTTGCCATAATATATTATTTTTTTAAGGTTAAAATGTGATTTGAATTTATAGCTTATTACAGCTAACATATAGTGATGGGAATTTTTTTTTTAAGACCTAAGAACATACCCGCGTACTTCGCACTATATTCAGTTCAAAATCTATAAAGCCCACCTTTACGCCTTTACTTAATCTAAGTACACTATTTCTGTCGTAAAGTTTCGATGTTTTTACATCTTCTATCCAGATATCTCCTCTTTGCCCATTAACTAGTCCCGTATAGGTATAAGGAGGATTTTTGGTATGAAAATATTCCCCGAAAGGAAAATTCGAATAAGTAACTAAAGGAACCCCCAGGTTTTTAGTGTCCCTAAAATGAGAAAGCATGGCGTCGAGCCCATAATTACTGTCAGCCATTACTACCGTTCTGATTCTATAAAGGGTCTGGTCTAGCCCTCCCATGGCAAAAGGTTTATTTTGAGAGCTAGCCATAGTAACAAAAGCCGCAGGGACAACATAATGATCTATATTTAATTTACCTGCGTTCTCCAATTGAGTTTCACTATCGGACGATAATATAAAAGTATTCTCAATTAATAGCTCTTCTTCTGTTTCATTGGTCATGTAAACATTAAAATCTTTTGTGGAAAAGTCTCCACTTACAGATAGTGGCTGGCTCCCATATTCTGTAGGGTCCAAAAGCACACGCCCTTGATTATAATCAATTAAAAGGTATTTGTCGGCTGAAGTATCTTGGGGTTTAAAAACCCCACCAATATAAACCCCGCTTGGGACTGCCGCGCCATTAGCAAGCAATTGTCTATAAGGGCCATAATAGGCATCTAGATTAGAGGGGGTATCATTGGTATCAGCATAATACTCAAATGTCATAGAGATATCAGGCTGGATGCCTGACATGATACGCGTTATTCGGTCATCAAACCATAAATAAAAACTAGATTGTAGCTCGTGATCAAACTGGACCTTCATTTTATTTCTTTAGTTAATGCATTTATAAAATCCCTTAAAAGCCCCGTCATATACTCCGTGGGAGAAAAGGTAGCTGCTCGCACTTGTACGTTAACCTGGATGCCTTTGCCCGAACGACTAACGGGAGAATCTTTGGCTAAATAATTTCCTAACCCTGAAATCCCACGTTCTATGCCTTCAGCCCAACTCATGCCTGGCGCCCACGGCATAGGGGTTACCGAAGCAATTTCATCACTACTAGGAAAAGCTATTTTAATAGAAAACGTAAGGGTCTGGGAGTCTGTTTTTTTGCTTATAATTTTAACATTGTTTTGTAATAAGTCGCGCAACGATGAGAGAGCGTCTTCTCCACTAAAGCCAATAAATGAATATAAATTACCTTCTCCACCTAAGGTGTTAGTTAGGTTTGTGCCTCCCGACTTCCCCTTTAGCTCCTGAGATACAACATGGGATTCAAATTCGGCCAATAATATCTTCTTAGCTTTTTCGAATTCTTGCTCTAATTCCGCAAATACCCTTTTCCCTATAGCTCTTGGAACTTCTTTGCCCAAAGTACGCTGCAGGCTAGCTTTATTAATAATCATTAATTAGCTCTTTCTAAAAATAACAAATAAAACTTAGGGCTAAATAATCCTATACGTGAGGCGTCGGTGGTAATTTTCCACACGGTACCATCCACTTCAATTCTATTGGCGAATTTAAAAGAAGTATATCCTGTTTCGTCCAGTTTAAGCCTTAGCTGCCCTTCAGAAATAGGCAAATTGGTTTGTGCCCTCAAGGCATATTCTTCCTCAATATATTGCTTGGTGAGATACTGAACTCTGGCATTTACAGTAGCAGACGTAACGGTCTTAGTACTACCAGTGGCATCTTTAATTCGAGAATATAAAGCGTTATAAGTTTGATTGGTAGCAACAAAGATCTCCTTCTTTACTGTATAAATAGTAATCTGCCTAGAGAAAGTATCGTGTACATTTACAAAAACATTCTCGAGTTGGTTTTTTTGACCACTGCTTATTAAGCTCGCCATGTTTCATTATAGATAACGATAACCTACTTGACCTGAAGCAGGAAAAGGATTGCCGTCTTGACCTCCAACTTGTCGAGGAGCAGCTTGATATAGATTGTAGTAGTAAACTAAGTTCTTGAGCTTTTGATCTGCCTCCTTTGCTAATAATATATAAACCTTAGATACATCTACTTTATTACTACGGACAATAAGGGAATCGCCTTCTCTCAATCTAATCCAATCTATATCACTACTAAGCGTGCCATCTATGCCCCTTAGGACATTGCGAGACTTCTTCTTGTAATAGTGAGCTAAGTAAATTTCAGTATAAATGTTTTGTTCCTCAAGCCTAAAGCTCCCCGTAGGAAACATAGTGCCATTAGACTGCCCACTAAAGGCTGTATAAATATAATTATTGAGCTGCCCTACATTTGCTTGCAGCCACCCCGATATGGAGGAGATGTTGGTAGTGCGATGTGCCGCTCCCGTTTCGTCTCCGAATTCGGTATCCCAAATGCGTGTAGCTAATCCCCCAATATCGCTCATTTAGAGACCCTCTTTCATTAAGCGAAGAGCCTCTTGAGTTTTTTTACTATTAGGATTTCTAAGGGGAATGTCTCGAGGAGCAGGAACTACCATGCTTGCTCTGTTGTATTCGCTAAAACCCTTGACCAGCTTGCTTTTTAAGGCGCTCTTTGTCCCGTTAGGGAAGACGCCTACTTTAACTGCTAGTTCCTGAAGGTCCACTAAGGACATCTCATGAATATCTTCCTCAAATTTTTCTGCAATAGTAGTGCCATACGGATTAATAGAGGCAATGCCTACTAATTCTTCCAACTCTTTCGCGCGTTTAATCTGCTCATCTTTGCCATGTGCCTGTTGCAAAGTATCGAGCTTCTGTTTTCTTGGCCTACCTGGCCCTCGTTTTGATGTGTTGCTCATAATTTTTCTCCTTTTATCCTAGGGTTAGGGGTTTCCTTATTTTAATAAGGAATACACAAAAATCCACTTTAAGTGAAAAACAAAAGAGCCGCCCGAAGGCGGCTCTTTCAAAACAAACTATGGGTAGTTTAAACCATAACGCCAAAGATTGCCCTCTTATCGAGAACCATTCTTCCTTCTTCAACTGCGCCGTAGTAACCAATTTTCTGTTGTCGTACGCTGTACTGATCGTCGGCAGCCAGAGTAAACTCTGAACCACTGTCCGAATCGAGGACTACCGCCCTAAACAAGGAATCCCTGCTTAAGTCAAGACCCAGAACCAGATCATTTCTGCCTGCGGCAAAAGTACCTAGTCCATTAAAAATCTTGGTAAATGAATTACCAGGATTAGTTAAAGGTCCTAATTGATAGATTTCCATCAGGTTAACTCCAAAGAAGGAGCTCATTGCGCCCGAATCGTTAAACAGTCCCCGACGAATGTCATCAGGAGCCGTTACCCACGCAGCGCCTTGACTGACAGGGGTCGATCCTGAGGCTGTCTTCGTATTGATTGGATTATACGCCATTCCGCGAATATCCTCAATAACCTCAGGGCTAACCAGTAGGTCCGTTACGCCACTCCTCTTTGTGAGAGGAGTACCACGGGACCACGACTCATTCACTCTCTTGGATTGAGTAATTAGAGCATTTAAGTCAGCAAGCAGAAATCTACCAGCTGATTTAGAGGTTAGGGTCTGGTCGATTCCTGACGATTGAGTGTCAGCAAGGGTACCCAGAATTAAGTTGGCCGAAGTTCTCTCCTGCTTGAGGAGAATTTCTTGGGCGACTCTAGTAAAAGTCTTACCGACTACGTCTAAGCGACTCTTAGCGGCATACTTCTTATCGAAACTAACAGCACTATCTAGGTTATAGGTAGTGAATTTCATTTCACTGGCTGTTGGTGCAACATGATTGGTTGGAAGGCCTCCAGGCATCGACTGCGAGTAAACCGTAATATAATCCTCAGCTGTAATATCGTAATACAGATCAAGGGGGATACTTGGGTTATCGTCAGGATTAAAACTCAGCGTAGTAAATAAATTACTAAGCGCAGGAGCATTATTGATGACTTCCGCCAGGATAGGACCCATAAAGGAGCCAAGCGCAGCTTGGGCTTCATAAGCAACATCCCGATTCTTGGAACCCATCGCCTTGAGGAGTTCTAATTGTTCTTCAGTTCTTTTTAATGTAATTGTCATTGTTTTAAGCTCTTCCTAATCATCCGTGTCCGCAATTAATTCGAACTATTGAGTAAGCGCCTGTTGCGCCTGCATTGGTAAGCGTTCCTCCTGCGCCAGCGAACTGGTCCTCAGTAACTCCCGCAACTCTTGATCCCGTAGCCAGGATACGGCCCAGTTCATCTGTGCCGTTGCCCCAGATGTTCACCGTCCGTAGATGGGACGATGTAATGGGTACTCCCGTAAGTCGTCCATCTTCGTTCGCGCCGAGGATGCATGCATTGCCAACCGCCCAATTAGCGTCATCTACATATGCATTATTTCCAAAAGCTCCACCTGCGCTCCCATTAAGCGTGACAATGCCACGAGTTAATACAGGAACGGTTTGCCCCGAAAGGACGGCCTGGTTTTCTAAAGCCTTTTGAGGGTAATAAAGAAGCTTCTCTTCATTTTCGTCCTTTAAGGCGGTTTGATTAAGGGTCATGCCCAGGATTGAGTCTCCCGTGAGCGCGACCTTGACTCGCATTTGTGTGGAAGGATATTGATTCTTTCCCACATAAGGGTAATCTGTCTTGCCTAAATACGTACTTGAAGCGTACGTAACAGGGCCTCCGTCCAGTTTCCCGATTTCTACCGAAACAAAAACGCCAGCGTCACCCGCTCCCTTGGTATTGAGCTGACTATTCACGTCAGTTCCACGTAGGGCATACAGGTTAACCACGTCTTGTTCGGCATATTGTCTGAATGGTAATATTCTAAGTGCCATAACTAATTAGTATTTGATGTTAACATTGTCGCGGTTAAAAACCGACTTAAATTGATCTTGCAGGGTAGCCGCTTGCTTGGAAATTTCCGCGCTATTATTGGTTAATGCTGCTTCTTCATCCTCTACTTCTGCATTTTCAAAAATCTGCTCGGTAGATTCACTTTCTTGGGTTACTGGGGCCACTTCAGCTTCAGCAAGTCGCTTAGCAACTTCCTCGGCTATGTGGTCTTCTATTGCCTGCTGATGTTCTTCAACATAAGCTTTGGACTTAGTTTTCCACATGACTTCCAGTTTTTCTTTAAATGTATTAAAGCTTTCATCGCCTTCTTCAAGAGAGGTAATCTCGGAGGCTACGATCTTTCGGTCTGCGTCGTCGAGCTCATAGTGCTCGTCAATTTCAGTCATCCTGGAGTTGAAACGCGCCTTAGCTTCACGCTCTTGCTTTTCAGCTTCGAGCAGATCGAGCTTTTCCTCGGTTGACGTAAGCTTTTCTTCCATCTCCTTTACGGAGGTTTTGAATTGCTCTTCAGCCTGAGAAATACGCTGTTTTTCTTCTTCCAGAAGTTTCTTTTCTTCGACGTAATGATCGCTTTTATCCTTGATTGCATCCGAAATCAGCTGCGCCATGCTGGCAACAGTTTCCTTCGCATACTCCTTCTTGGAAAGCTTATCGTCTAGAATTTCTTCTAGTTGTTGAATAAGTTCTTTGTTTTCCATAGTTAATTGTCTAGGGTTAGTTTTTTCAGTGTTTACAGTTGTTTTATTTAAATGTGAAATGTTTTCTTCAGATTTAAGATCTAAATTTTCATCTTTTAAAGGCTCTATTATGTGCAGCCCGTTAACGTCAGCCGCAGGATTCGTGGTAAAGCCAATCCCTAAAGGATAAACCTCTCCCACTACCAAACGATAAACTTCAACGCCGTCCTTAGTTTTACCTTTTCCGCCATTAGCAAGAAGATAACCTTCAAATTCTTTTATCTGATCGGGTTCAGTAATTAGCTGGGCTTCGTGAACATCCTTACTTCCTAAAGCAATAGCGTAATCATTAAAGCCTATTTCCCAACTGGCAGATATCACTTCATCGAGCCCTTCTGTTTGCGCGTTCTCTAAGGCTACAGCAAATTGCTTATTAACAGTTTTATATACTACAGCCGCCAGAGCTATATTAAAAGCTCCATTGTTTTCAGTAACCTCTTCATCGCTTAAAAGTTTATTAGTATTAAAGTCGCTAAAGGAACTGCCAACGATATGGCCCACGACCTTGTGTCTTTCGTGTTCAATATTTGTAGGCTTATTTACAAAGTAATCTTTAATGGCTAGCGCGGTTTGGGTGCTAATTCCATCACCATTACGATTAAAACGATTAACAACGGCAGCATTAAATGCCACGCCCAAAAGGTCAATGTTTTTATTTAAGTCTACCGATGAAGGCATTAGGCCTTCTAGTGAATCTAGCGAGGCTTGGCTTATATTCCACGGAACCCATTCATTTGATTCCAGACTAGAACAACTTAATATCTTGCTCGAAAAACTCGTTTTATATTTAAACTCCTGCATCGCCTTAAAGGGTTACACAAGAAAAATACAAAAGTCTATTTATTGCTGTGGTACAAAAGGGAAGCCTCGTATAGCTTGATCTGATGCTCAGCGGCGATTTGATTAATTTCTGGTAATACGCTTAAAGATTCTATATTACTAAAATCTATAATGCACTCCTTACCTTTCTTTTCCCAGTCTTTGGTTTCAGACGCGATAACGACATTCTCACACAGAGAATCCACGAGCTGTTTTTTCTGTTGGCTCATTCTTTTAATATTCAAGTGAGCCTTGGCCTCTTTGCTTAAAAACTTTCTTAACTCTTCTATTTTATAAACAATGCCTTGTACGCCCTTTCTACTGTAGGTCTTTGTTGAAGCCTCAGTTTGCTCTATTTCTTTTGTGCCTCCTGGTCGACCTGGCGACTCGGGTGTTTGATTGAGGAGGGGAGGCCCAGCCTCATCTATTGCGGGAGATACCATAGGGACGCCACCCACTAAAGGATTGTAATAACCCTTTTCGCGATCATCCACATAAGTCTTTTGAGCAGCTGCCAAGTCATCTTTATTGGGGAACACTCCACTTTCGATAGCTCTAATTCCCTGATCAGGAGTAAGAATGCCAAGTTCCATTAATCTAGTGGTCACACGCTGGAATTGTGTTTCATCTTTAAGGTCTATATCCTCAAAGGAAGCAATGGGATAATCGCGAAAGCCCAAGGATTGACATACTAATTTAATTTGTGGCTGTAAAAAATCATTTAAAAATGCTTGTCGAGACTCTTTTAGTCTTTCCAAAAATATGCGAGCCTTAACTTCTGTATTTTTATACTTCTCATTCCCCACAATAATATTCTGGAGACCTTCTCTAATATCTTCATTAACTACTTTATATTTTTCGGAGCCTAATACCTTATTTAAATCGGGCATTACGAAATCAGCTTTAGTTGTATAGTCAGAGACTAATACTCGACCCACGCTCTCATTGCGGAATAAATTCTGCATAGCCGTGAGGTTATGAGGATTAATGCCACCCTTCTCAGGTTCGGAGCCCATCGTAATAAGGAGAATAACATTTTCTACAGTTTGAACGATAGCTTGGTCTATTTTCTTCAACTCAATCTTCCAGTTAAGGTCATCTAATACAGGGAAACCGAAAGGCATCGCAAAGGGCTCATAATCCTGCTTTTTATAAAAAGAATATATTAATCTCTTAGCGTCCAAAAGGACTGTTACGCCTTGGGACGTAAAGCTCCCATCCCTAATTCTTTTTTTTGTGATCTCATCTAGCGCGTCAAAGACTTCCTTGTCGTAATCAGTCTTGGGGTCTCTCAATGATTCTAGTTCATATTCCGATAGGAGCTTAGCGTAATTACCATATCTTCCCCCTTTCTTACTAAAAGTCAATGCTCGCTTAGCGATAATATCAAAAGGATTTAAAAAAGTATACATAATAGGGATCTTACCGCTTTCAATATACTCCCCAGTGGCACCATAAACAGTCTGCATTTTTTGGATGTCGGCCGTTGAATACTTACCATCAATTCTATAAATAAATACATTACCACTACGATAATATTCTCTAAAGTACTGATCTTTAATTTCCCAGCATTTAATTTTTTCTAACCATTTATAGATAAATTTACGGACCTTGTCATTACCTCCCTGGAGATATATATTAGAGTTAGAGAACTCAGACATAACATCAATAGTATTTCTAAAGATCGCTATATTTGCATATGCTTTCTGGCACAATTGAATGGCGTCTTGAATATCTACATATCCTTGATCGCGATAATTATAAGGCAACATACCCTCCGCAATATTCGCAAATCTATTAAGTATAGGCTGGGAGGCGGCAGCGTTCTGTCGATAACTAGTACTACCGCCCGATCCCGAGCTGCGACTATAGCCTGCTTGTGCGAAATAATAAGGTTCCCCTTCAAATGAAGGACTCCACTCTTTGGAGCCGTGCATCTCATATAGGCTCTCTAACGGCTTCTTGTTTCCGTCGGCGTCAAACTTCTTCCAGTAATCAGATCTTTTCTTATATGGTCTCGGCATAAAGTATTATACACGAAAGTCCCCCAAAGTTAAAAGTTAACTTTCTAACTTTTAGGAATAAGGTCTTTTTTTAGCTCTGCTACTTCCTTCAGTAAGCTTTGGTTTGCCTTCTTAAGTTGGCAAAGCTCTTGGTCTTTGGCTTTTATTTCCTGGCGTAAGTGATAGATAACTTCTAAGGACATTAGATTTCGGATAAGGGTTTATAAGCTAAAAATTCATTAATAGGAGAATTCTCCGTACATGATATTATATCTAAGCCACCTGAATTGCTAGTAACTTTTAAAAAATCTAATGCTTTAGTTAGATTCTCTTGTTGCCCTCCTTCTTTATAGACTTTTGTCGATAATTTAGAAAGCTGGCTATCCCCTCCAAAATCGCAACCCACCAGGAAGACTCTTCTGAATCCTAGCCAATATATCATTTGCAAGGCCATAGAAAAAGTATAGCCCTCAAAAAGGAAAGAAATATAGGGGCCAGAAAAACATACGTCTGAACTAAATTCTCCATTGCTTACCTTTTCGACCCCATAAAGTTTATAAAAATAAACATTCTGTGCCTTTTTAATTTTCTTGTTTTTGCGGTGGTTCCAGCTAAAAAACTTAATACATTCAGACTGTGCCAAAGAAGACTTAAAGGCTGAAGGTTCATCTACACCCATCCAGAAATCGGGCTCTATTAAATTAAAAGAATTATTAAGCCCAAAAATAGATTTGTTTTTATTTCGGAGTTGCTGGGGGTCTACATCCCACAATGATGGACCTGTACCACAAAGAATAATGTCTTTGCCGTAATATACGTTCTGCCAGCTAAGTTTTAAAAAGTCGGACCTATACGGCTTAAATAGACCCATTATCTTATAAACATAGGAGTAAAGCCCTGGAGCGGCGGGGGCTTAGCTTGCGCACTCATCATGTCATAATATATTTGTACCATCCAATTTCCAAGAACTAATGCGGAATAGGAGTCTTTGCGCGCCTTATGAGGGCCTGTTTGTCGTTTAAGATTATCAGGCAAATCAAAAGTCTGTGTTCCTTGAGGAGAAGTCTTGATTTGGATAAGGGCGCATTCAGCCTTGGTTAAACTTATCATATCATGCTGGTGTTCAAGAAAGTCAATCATCTTGGCGCCGCCAGTCATAGACAAAGAGGCCGCGTCAGCCTTTTCGGAGATATACTTAATATCCTTAATGGGGATTCGTTTTTTTCTTTGAGTATGGTATTCATCATTAATTGCTCTAGCTGCGAACCAGATTTTTTTATGATCGAAGTTTTTTTGCAACATTTCATTTCCTTGCCTGATCCAGCCAGAAGTAGGGGTTCTTAAATAACATATTTTGCCATCTTGGTATTGCCTTTTTGCATCTATGAGAGATTCATCATATTTAGTTAAGTCATCAAACTTGGCCTCAATAATCCCAATTTGTATTTTATCGTCTTTAAATAGCTTGCTTTCGTTTACAGAGTTAATAAACTGCACTCCTCCATTATAGTCTCCAACGATAGATACAATATTAAAGTTCTTTAAAAGATAATGAAAATAATTAATGTGGTCTTTTAGTTTGGCCCCAGGCAATGCATAGCTATGAACAAGTACTGATGTATTGTTAGATTCATTAAGTTTTAAGACTTGCATAGCAAAATCATCACTACTTTCCGTCTCTGCCCAGCTTGGGTCAAAAGCTAAGATATACTTAGAGCTCGGGTCCCCGCCAATCTCTAGGGACGGAGTGTCCCCGTCTGGCACTGTGCATTTGGCCATGGTAGACGTTTTAAAATAGCCGCTACTGTCATCCGTAAAGATAGCTCCAAACTCTCGATCAAACTGGCTCTGGCTCATTGACGAACGAGCTTGATTTATGAGGTTTTGGTCATAGAGGGCTTGCGGAGCAGAATCATAAGAAAAGTGCATAATGACTCGTCGAGCATTAGCTCCATAAGGATTTTCCTCTTCCTTAACACGCCCATGAATAAGATTCTCAAATTCCTGATAAAGTTTGTACATGTACTCAAATTTATAAGAAGCAGAAGATAAAGCAATGAGTTTATTGTTGGGCCATTGATGCCTGTCCTCTTCTTTCATCTTTCCCTGTTCAATTAACTTTGTCTCAAGAACATACAGGTCTTCTCTTTGGGTAGGGTTTTGCACTACGGATAAAAAGGGTACGATAACTTCGTTATAAATTCTTTCAGGCATCAAAAGAAACTCGTCAATAATAATCCTGTGGAAACGAAACCCACGCAATTTCTCCCCGTCGCCTAAGGGCAGCGCATGGATTTTGCTATCCCCAAACTCCAAGGTCCATTGGTCGTTTTGTTTTGATTTTCGGGTAATACATTGAGACAGGTACTTCGCCTCAGGCTTTGCGGCAATATCTTCTATTTTTCTAAAGATCATTTTGGCCTGCCTAAACGATTTAGATAAGATGCCAATTTCTACGCCCTGATTTAAAATAGCATCCAAGTATGCAAAGATAGCAGTAGTAAAAGATTTAGACATACCTCGTGACCACACGCCCATAAAATAATCAGTTTTAAACATAGACTTGATAGCCATATGCTGAAAAGGAAATAACTTTACTCCGCTCAGTAGGTCGACAGTAAATGTAGTATTTTCCCTTAAAAATTCATATAACAATAGCTTGGCCTGTTTCTCCTCAAGAAGGCCTTTGGCATTAGCGACTCGCTCATTGACATCGTTTTTCTCATATTCTTGCTTTCCGTTTTCCCAGCTCATTTCCAGTTTTTAAGTTGATTGGAGTCCAAGAACCCCTCGTTATAGGCGTATGTTAAATCCATCCATTTGTCATAAGGATTAATATAAACATCATATTCAATCATTTCTCTCGCCCGTTCTGCGTCCCCTTCATCTACCATAACTCTACCATCTAGGTTAATATTCACAAACCCAGGGATACAGGTATAGATCCCTCCAAATTTCTTTCGTTTAAGTACTAGCTGCATATTTGTCTACATGATACTGAAAATCTATATTCCACAACTTTTCTCCTCCAAGAAGTAGTTTAGGAATAAGGATTTCTGAGTTTCGTCGATTTCCGCTAAATATAAATTGACATACATCATGATAGTCATGAGTGAGATTACGCAGATTATGAAAGATATATTCCAGGTTAGATTTGTGCGCGCCGAATATATTGTTCTTCTTTACCTTCTCAATGCTGCTCTCCACCACTATATATAGATAGCTATTGAACTCTCTGGCTCGATCTAGTTCTTTTTTAAAGCGCTCAAGCCCCGTGCTTAATGTAGACTTAAAGTCTGACTCGCTTTTACGGTCAACGTAGGTATAGGTGTAATTTTCGCCCCCCGTGGTATAGTCCCCAAAGTCTAGCTTCATTGAAGAGGATTCCTTAAAGTCTAATGGTTTTTGCTCTCGGGTATCTACGAATATCTTGACGTCTTCAAATTTTTTGTTATCTTCAAAAAATTGCTCGGGAGCAGCAAGCCCCCTTTTAAAAAGTGGCTCAATTTCAAGTAATTTACACACACTAGAATACGATCCAAAATGCTCAATAAAAACATTAAGCGATGGTAATTTCAATGTTTCAATTTCAAGGTGAAAGGGAGCAAATCTCAAATTTTTATTCTGAATACGATACCTTAGCTGATCAAGAATGTATTCCTTGACTTCGTCTGCGGGTGATTTACCAATCCATTTATTCATTTGAACCCTTGAAGTAAAATCCTTAGTGAAATAATCAAACTTATTCTTAAAGGGCAGCGGGTCACCGCTGAACTTATTGATTCGCGGATACTCTTGACAATAGTATTCTGCCAATGTAAGCTTATGTTTTTTAAAATGAGAATGTAAAGAGCGTTCAGACTTAAACGACTCGCTACATATCTTGCAGTATAAGTTCGGTTTTAAAGGATCTATCATATCGCATCACCTTTACTGATTCCCAGGACTCTCGCTTTCCATGCAGGCATAGATTCTAATTCTAGAGCCTTATCCTCAACGACTTCTTTTTGCATTTCAGCCATCCTTAACATAATTTGACGCTCATTCTCATCCTGGAATAATTGTACTAAAGATAGAACAGATGCATTCTCCTCTTGTCTGCCTTGTATTCTACGCGCCCTGTCACCGTTTAAACGGTTGACGAGCGACTCCATTCTCTTTTCGCATTGATTGTATTCGTCGCTTTTAGTTTTTAATAACTCAGCAAGTCTTACTGTCATATCCCTTTGATCCTCTGCTTCATGGAACATTCTATTTAGTTTTTCCATTGCTTTGGTTATGTTCTTTAGATTAACATAGTCTATGCATACATTGATATATAGATTTATTTCATCTGCTGTTAAGTCGAATTTCTCCCAAGTAGTACGAATAAACTCTGCTTCAAACAATTGTCTGTCAGTTATGTCTCCATAAGTGTTAATAACCTGTAAAAGCCTGGGACTAGAGAGAAACTTTAATAATGATTCTGCGCAATTCTTTTCCCTAAGCGCTAGTTTGTCTATGCGGATTTCCTCAAGAGCGTAAGTGTTGATTAATTTAATCGTCGCAGAAAGCGTCTGAGGAGGTGCGTAATCATCACCTAAGGCTGAATCTGTTAGTTGTAACAAATTAGGCTTTTGACTCTTAATGTGTTCGGCAACCACTAGGGTTTCCTTACTTAAAGGAGTGATGTGTGCTTGTGGCCAAATAATGCAGGCGATTTGAAACGCATTCATTTCGTCTTGAGCAGATCGCTCTATGAATTCTTTTTCTTCGCCAGTTAAAATTATTCTTTTTGCCTTTTTGCTTTTGGTAGTATTATATTTAAGGCCGCATTCCACCAGATAGCTACGCACCGCCTTTCCCTCTTTGGTTCGTCCGTCCAAAGAATCATCATTAAAGACCTTCCTCGTTAACTCTATTAAGTCAGGAGTGGCCTTATGGTTAGCATCTATATATGCTTTTTGCTGTTCAGTAAGAGATTGATCCACCTGTTATAATTATATCGTGTTTTTCCATTAAGTCTTCTACGGTTTGTTTAAAAAACTTTTTTAAATTACGGAGTTGCTTATAGCCCGCAGTTCTCCCCGTCTCTGAAGTTTTATACCCCATCGCTTCTGCCACGTCGGCCTCTGAAAGATAATCTATGTATAGCATTTTATAAATTTTAAATTTTTTCGGGGGCAAGACCTCTTCCATCTTAAGGTGGACGCGCTCAATAGATTCGTCCAAAGTATCAAAAGCCTGCTCGGGCATCATGGCCATTTCATGAGAATGATTTTCCATGGTAACCGCCATTTTAGTATTATATGCGTCTTTCTTTGTAGACTCCCATTTGGCATATAAAGGACATTCATTACATTGCATCCCGCTAGAGGTAAAAGCGCAAAGCCCCTCTCTGTCACCATCAGGAGGACCGCTTTGGTTAAAAGGGCAATTTAAGCAGGGTCGCACAAAGTTCCCGTAATTATTTCGAAGAATGTTTTTTAGCTGATTGGATATAATTTTATTAAGCCATGGCTCTAGCGCTCGCTCTTGATCCCATTGGTGCCATTTTTTATGAATATGTGCGCGAATAATTTGGCATACGTCATCGAAGTCAATCCAGGCTACAGAATAAAGAAACCATTTATGGCGTCGTTTACTAAGCTCCTTGTCTATTACCCCTGCTTTATCTGCATAAATAAAAGGTAGCTTTTTTTCGTTTTTATTCAACTTCTTCAGGAGGTTTAGTTCTAGCGCTTTTGCATACATCCATACTTTCCTTCAATATCTCTTTAGAGGTAAGGGCCTTGGCTTTTTTGCCTTTGGCTTGAGGACGCAGCATAGAAGGGCCATCGCTAGGCTCTTCTTGCATTAGCTGCCCAACAGTCATTTTGTTGGGTTCTATTCCCTGAATTTCATATTCTAATTTACTAATAAATGGCACACGCTCTTCTGGCTCCTGAGGAGCCGTAGGCCTAGGGGCAACGGGTGACCGTTTTACCTGTGCCCTGGGGGAGGCTTTAGGAGCTGCTCTGGCCGAAGCGGTAGACTTATTGAGGGGGGAACCGCACCCTCCACAAAAATTAGGAGCAACTGCCGCATAAACGTTTTTGAAACCACAATGGGGACAATATTCAGCATTCATACTAGTATATTAAATATTTTTTTAAGCTTTTAAATAACCAGCGATAATACACGACTGATTTTTAATAAAATTCTTTTGCGAAGGGGTAAGCTTCTTCCCCCCTTTAACATAGTCTATGCCTAGTATCCCAATGATTTTACCAGTTAATAATTCAATGGGTACACAATACGTACTCTTTGTGCCCTGGTCTTCGAAAAAAGTTTTAGTTACTATATCACTTACTTGATCTATATCCCAGAACCCATATTCCTCTTCGTCAATTAAGGGCTTTATAAATCTATTAAAAGAAGATACCCTCAAGTTTTGTTGGTTTTTTAGCTCAGAGCTTACTCCGTCCGATAAGACCTCATAAGTGTTGCTGAATTTCTGTTGTGAGCTTCCTGAATAATAAACATCGCCATTATGAAATTCATAAACGACCACTCTATCACAATCAATTTTGCCCCTAGCGTATTCTAGCGCCCTATAAACATTTTCGTTTTGAACGGTATGCTCTTTAAGTTTTCCTTTTTGCCAATGGCCCGAAAGATATGTTTTTAGAACGACCCCGCAAATTGTTGCGGCAGCGCCTATAATTGCAGCGATAATATAACTATCCATGTTATATTGTAATACACCAACCTTAATGCACGCTTTCAAGTTTGCCAATAATAAAACTTAAAATTTTATTTCGTTTTATATCTTTTTTCGTAAACTCGAAAGTATGAATCCCTTTCCTTCTGCTGTCTTCATCATTAAATAGATCAAACATCGTTTTAAATCCTGTCTTTCCATTAATATCTGATTGAAGGAAGTCACCACAAACGATAAGCTTGCTGCTCTCACCCAGTCTCGTGATTAAAGTGGTTAATTCTTTAAAGGTAAAATTTTGAGCTTCGTCCGCTATAACAATCTTATTATTCCAGCTTGCCCCCCTTAAGTAGTTGATAGGCATTGCTTGAATCCTTGATTTAGATATCAGCTCTGGAATAATTGACGGCTTAATCATTTCTCGTAATTTATCGTCAAGCGGAGCCATGTAGGGGTTGAATTTTTCATCTATGTCTCCAGGTAGTGAGCCAAGATTCCTCTCGCCACTCTCCACGACCGTTCGAACGTAAAGTAAATCAAGATCTACGTTTACGCTTAAATACCTAAGGGCCGAGTACACCGCAACATAAGTTTTGGTCGTCCCAGCTGGGCCTGCGCAGTAAATGATATTTGTCTTTTCGTCTAGAGCGAGCTCCAGAAACTGTTTTTGTTTTTCTGTTAACCTTTTGGATTGTATATGAAAATGAGAAGTCAGACCATTAAAGCCCTGTAATTTCAAATCTTCTCCATCTAGTTGAGAAACCTTTTTTCTTGCCATTGATATATAATACACTCCCTGTGTGTATATTAAGATGTGTGGGCTAAATTTTTAATATTTTTTTTATTATTTGGAGCGCTAGAATATAAAATCTTAACCGATAAACATCAAAAAGAACTTGACTTGGTTAGAATATATATCAAACACCAACAAGAGACACTTCAAAAGAGAGACTCTTCTATTAAGGAATTAATTAATATCTCACGACAACAGCGACAAATAATTTACGATTACGAAATTATAATTAAAAAATACCAAAAAGAACTTTACTATAAAGATAGTTTAAATAAACGAGCAGTATATGGACAAGATTGATCTCATGAGACAAATCACTTCTAGTTTCTCGCTTTACGGGGCCGCCAAATGGCTTAGTAAAAATAGAACAGAACTAAACAACCAAACTCCCGCCCAATATATTAGGGAAAATAAAATACAGGATGTCCATTCTCTCTTGAGGAAGGATACGAAAAAGGATGGAGGCAGTTGATATTTGTGAGAAGTTCTGTAAGGAGGTATTTCATAATACCGATAGATCTAATATCGTAGTTCGTATCGAGAGAGATTCTATGGGCTTATTAATAGATGAGCTTTTTGACATGGACTACCGACCCAAGACTAGTGTGAGGGAATCAAAAACTCATTATATTATCAATTTTGAAAAAACCTATCCTTTTGAATGGATTTATAGTTGATTGTTCTTATAATACTGTATTATGGCAGATACAGCAGAAGAAACAGTAGACACGGCGTCTGAGACGCTGGTCCTTTCAGAACAGGAAAAAGCCGAACTCACCGAGTTTGTTGCTTCGCAGATGTTTTCGAATTTGCAATTTAATCAAGTATTGTTGACGATTGAAAATCAATGTCGCGGACAAGCGCAGCAAGTTGTCGAAGATGCTGATTCAGAAACTATTGGAAAAATTCGTGAAGACTTAACTCGTATTCGCGCCGAAAACCAGATGCTTGGTGGGGCCGCCGTTCAACAAGGCGCAGCTCAAGTTCCGCAGGTTCCCACGCCGCCCTCTCAATAAAATTGGGTTTTTCTTTTTTTTTAAGCAATAGTGCTATGTAGTGCTGTCTATCGTCCACTATAGGTAGCCTTGTAATTCCCTTTTTTTAAAAATGAGTTTTGATTGTGAAAATAACCACCCCCCCCGCTAAAACATTTTTTTGAAGCCCCTTTTCTTTTGAAAAAAGGGGGGAGTGCTTGAACTGCTTAATCTCTTTTGGATGCGTGGATGCAGAGCAACTGCAAGCCCCACGCAAACCAAATCAACCCAACGGCGACAACTAAAAGTAAATTAATCATTTTTAATATAAGTTAATATGTTTACTGGAACATGGCGAGCATTGCAGGACTTACTGCATTCATGTCGATCTGTTCTTCGTCGTCTTCGTCAACAGGATCAACGTCAACCTCGGTCTT